AAATGATTTCGTTAATAAATAAAACATTATACTTATTAACTTTAAATTAAAACAAGAAAATGGGAAAAATAAGCACGTATGGTAACGTGGGAACCCCACAATTATCAGATAAATTAATAGGAACAAAAGTAGGAGGTAATCCTGCCGATGCTACATTTAATTTTACTCTTCAAAGTTTATTAGGATTGTTTTCTGAAAACATTACATTGCAAAATGTTCTTGATGCAGGAAACACGGCTACTCAAAATATTTTCTTAACAGGAGATATATCTTTAAGTAAGATAACTCCTGAGAGTATTGAAGATGAAACTTCTTCAGTTGGTACTGATGGGCAATTTTTAAAGAAAACTGCAACAGGTATTTTGTGGGACGATATTGTTATTCCTACACCGCCAACTCCTACATTAGATGAGGTTCTTACTGCAGGAAATGTATCTTTATTAGATGTTTCTATTGGAACTTTGTTTTTATATAATCCACACGCAGGTTCAGGAAATGGATATGTATCTATTTCGGGAAATAAAAATAGAATTAATTTCTATGACAATACATCAGCAGAAATAGGATATATAGGTCAAGACACTTTGTTTTTGAATGATTTTTCTACTGCGTATGGTATGTCTATTAAAAAACCAATCACTCTTACAAACAATAGAACTGCTACTTTCCAAGATGCAGACGGAACTGTTGCTTATTTGTCTGACATACCTGTAATTACTGCTCAAAAATTAGGAGAGTTTATTAATAGTTTAGATTCTAAAACAGATGTAAAAGATACAGATGAATTTGTTTTATCGGATAGTGATGATGGATTAAAATCAAAAAAAACTAGGTTTTTAGACTTAAAGACAAAATTAAAATCATATTTCGATACATTTTATTTATCGTTAAGTGTTTTTGATAATTTTGTAGAAGCTGTGTTTGATGGTTTTGACAACAAACTCGACAAATCCACAACCGCTTCAAGCGTTTACGGTACGAATACAGCTGGCGGACAAACTATGATTCCATTTAGTACTTTGCAACCTACATTAATTTCGGGAACTAATATTAAGACATTAGAAGGTCAAAGTTTATTAGGTAGTGGTAATATTAATCTTACAAGTAATGATGTAGGTTTAGGAAATGTTGATAATACTTCGGATTTAAACAAACCAATATCAACAGCAACACAAACTGCTTTAGATTTAAAAGAAAATGTAGCGAATAAAGCAACGGATTTATTAAGCCCTGATAATACCAAGTATCCTACAACTTTGGCTGTTGCAAATGAAAACAAAAAAGCAACTATAACAGTTGAATTAATAAATCAACTTACAACTGATTTTTACGCTCCAAACGCATTAATAATCAATTCTACTGCATTAATTTCAGGGAGTGGGACTTTGACTTTAAAAGTGAATGATATAGCCTATACGCTAGGTAATTTAATTCCGCAAGGAGCAAAGATAACAGCAGAAACAACATCACAAAGTGTTTATAATTTAATTTCAGTATATGAGTAGAGATTTATACATAAAAGCTAATGCAAGTGCAAAAGAATGGGTAAGACCAAGTGATTGGTTATCTATGCCTACTAATATTACAAGTGCAGACCAAATTTTTGTAGGACTTCATGCAGTAATTGAAAATAGCGATAATTATTGTGCCTTTTCATTTACAACTTCTGCGGGACAATATGAAGTGGATTGGGGCGATGGAAATGTAACTCTTCATAATTCTAATACAATAGCTCAAAAGAATTATGACTATGCAAGTATAAGTAATTCAACCATATGTAGTAGAGGGTATAAGCAGGTTATTATAACGGTAACTCCTGTAAGTGGTAATTTACTAACGTGCAATTTTCAGCAAAGATTTGTAACAACTCCTGCTCAAAATCAAGCGTATTCGAGTGGATTTTTAGAATGTATTTTATCGATGCCAAATGCGAGTTCAGGAGCAAGTATAATTTTTGGAGGAACAACGATAAGACATACTTATTGCGAAAAGGTAGAGATTAAAACAATTGGAAATGCTACGAATTTGACAAATATGTTTTACAATTGCTATTCACTACAATCCGTGCCATTATTTAATACGCAGAATGTTACTAGTATGAGTAGTATGTTTAACAATTGCTATTCACTACAATCAGTTCCTTTATTCAATACGATTAATGTGACGACTATGCAGTATATGTTTAACAATTGCTATTCACTACAATCAGTTCCTTTATTCAATACGATTAATGTGAGGAGTATGTCAAGTATGCTTGAAAGCTGCAATTCACTTCAATCAGTACCATTGTTTAATACGCAGAATGTGACTAATATGTCATTTATGTTTAATGGTTGCAATTCACTTCAATCAGTACCATTGTTTAATACGCAGAATGTGACTAATATGTCATTTATGTTTAATGGTTGCAATTCACTTCAATCAGTACCATTGTTTAATACGCAGAATGTTACTAGTATGAGTAGTATGTTTGGTAGTTGCTCATCATTGAATTTCATATCAGCATTTATCACAACAGCAGTAACAACAGATTTCACAACTTTTGCAAACGGTAGTACATCCATAAATAGAATTTTAATGAGTTTCAATAGAACGGTTGCGCTTCAAAACTGCCAACTTTCAAAAGATGCATTAGTAGAGATTTTCACAAATTTAACAGACAGAACATCTACAACTTCGGCAACAATAGACATAACAGGAAATTGGGGTGCAACAGCATTAACATCTGCTGATAGATTAATAGCAACTAATAAAAATTGGACAATAACAGGATAATGGAAGGATTTTACAAATTTGACGGAGAAAATTGGTACTATGCACCAAACTTCGTATACGCAAAAGATTACATTTTAGAAAAAGATGGTAATAGAGAAGAAACAGATGGTTGGAAATGGTATGATGAAGAACCTTTGGAGTACACTGTTTTTAAAATTAAACAAAATAATAAATGATATGGGATTAAAAATCAAAAACAACATTACAATTTCAGGAACACAAATTGAACTTCCTGAAATTTATGGTAGAATAGAATTTGCAGGTAGAGCAGATGGTTATCATTATGATATAATGTCGGAAATTGAAATTGATTTTGGAAGTAACAGAATATTCCCTAACAATCCTAAACACGCATTTGCAGGTTATGAAGTAAAAGAGGAGTAAGATGGAAATTAGAAAAATATCAATAGGTGCTGATTATAAAAGCAACGCTATGCATTACATAGTGGGGCAAAAAGTACTTGGAGATACTAATGAAATTCATCTTATAAAATTTGACAATAAACTAAACTCTTTTAAAATTTACATTATCAATGCAAAAGAAGAGGTAGTTTTGTGGAAAGAATTTAATTCTCAAATACCAATATCAATCGAATATAATATAAATTTTTAATGAAATCTCCATTTTACTTTATTGCAAAGCCAAAGGAGGGTAAAAGATATAGTAACACAAAAGAAATAGCCGGAATTGAATTTATAGTTAGTACCTCAGAGGAAGACCATAAATTCTCTAACCGGTTTGCTGAAGTTGTTGAATTACCTTTAGGCTATACAGGTCCTATAGAAATAGGAGACACTTTACTTGTTCATCATAATGCTTTTAAGTTTTATAATGATATGAGGGGTCGTCAAAAAAGTGGTAAAAGTTTCTTTAAAGACGATTTGTTTTTTATAGAGACTGACCAATTCTTTATGTATAAAAAGAAAGACAAGTGGTATGCTTACGACAGATACTGCTTTGTAAAACCTATACCTGCGACAGAATCATTTATTAAAAAGCCTTTTAAAGAAGAACCTTTGATGGGTAGAATGGTTTATCCTAATGAATACTTAATAAGCCAAGGAATCCAATCAGGAGACCTTGTTTGTTTTAAACCTGACAGTGAATATGAGTTCAATGTTGATGGAGAAAAACTGTATAGAATGTTTGACCACCAAATAACAATTAAGCTATGATAAATATTGTAGATGATTTTTTAGAAGACTATATTTACGATAGTGTTTATAGTAGCTTATTGAATAACGAGTTCCAAGATGTAGAGGTTGGAGATAAAAAGTTTTGGGTTCAATATAGCAACAAAGAGTTTGATGATATGATTGTATCGAAATTAAGCTCTATAGATGGTGTTGAAAGAGAATGTTTATTAGGTTTTTTTAGAGTAGCTACTGATGAGGTTGATACCGATTGGAGAATACACGCTGATTCAAAAGTTGGCGATATTCGTCCTGAAAGAGCTTTAGTTCTTTATATTTCTGAATCAACAAAAGAAGGTCTTCACGGAACTGCTTTTTGGAAACATAAAGAAATGGGATATGAAATGCCTATTGATACAACAAACGAAGAAGCTGATAGGTTCTTATTAGAGGAAGCAAATAATGTTGATAATTGGGAATTACATTCAGTTATTGGTTATAAACCAAATAGAGCATTGATGTATCCTTCTAATTATTTTCATAGCAAATACCCTAACGAAGGTTGGAAAGAAGGTAGAATGGTATATGTAATGTTTTATAGATAAGATATGAGTACATCAAAAGAAATAAAACTAAAAATTATTGCAGCCGGACATAAAGCTGTCGAGGAGTTGATAAAAGTCGCTGAGGACTCTATATTGGACCCAAATAGCGAAGGAGATGATTTAGCTGCTGATAAACTAAAAAATGCCGCAGCGACCAAAAAATTAGCTATATTTGATGCGTTTGAGATTCTAAATAGGATTGAAGCTGAAAGAGAAAGTATTGAGCTTTCTGAAAAAGGAGGAAGTAGAACTGATACAAGACAAGGATTTGCAGAAAGAAGATCAAAATAAACTTTGTTATTTAGTCAAAGACTATATACCCAAGACTGTTGTTTCTAATAAAAATAGAAACCGTACTTGGCTGTATGGTTATGACGAAAAGTATGATGTTATAGTTATCTCAAAAACAGGTCAAATTGGAGATATTTATAATATTTCAGGTATTCATATCGCGATACCTCCAACTCCTGATAAATGTTTTCAAAGAAGCTTAACTAAATCTGAACAGTATTGGGAAAGACAAGAATTGCCAAAACCTTTACAAAGGATCCAATCTATCTTTCAATGGAATGAAATGCCTGCTGAATTTAAAAATCAATGGGTAGATTATATTGAGCAAGAGTTTGATTTTAGAGAACAAGGTTTTTGGTTTATGAATAATGGTGTAAAAACCTATATAACAGGTTCTCATTATATGTATCTTCAATGGTCAAGTATCGATGTTGGATACCCTGACTTTCGTGAAGCAAATAGAATTTATTGGTTATTTTGGGAAGCGTGCAAAGCTGATGAAAGATGTTTCGGAATGATATACCTGAAAATCAGACGTTCAGGATTTTCTTTTATGGCATCTTCTGAAGCTGTAAATGTAGGAACTCTTGCTAGGGATTCGCGTATTGGAATTTTGTCAAAAACAGGAGCTGATGCGAAAAAAATGTTTACAGACAAAGTTGTTCCAATCAATAGCAGACTTCCGTTTTTCTTTAGACCTATTATGGACGGTATGGACAAGCCAAAAACTGAATTAGCTTTTAGAGTTCCTGCGTCAAAGATTACTAAAAAGAATATGTATAATTCCGATGAGGATATTATTGAAGGATTAGACACATCAATAGATTGGAAAAATACGGAAGATAACTCTTATGATGGGGAAAAACTATTGTTTTTGGCTCACGATGAAAGTGGAAAATGGGTAAAGCCAAATAATATTAAAGAGAATTGGCGAGTAACAAAAACTTGTTTGCGTTTAGGTTCCAAAATTATCGGTAAATGTATGATGGGTTCTACCTCAAATGCTTTGTCAAAAGGAGGTCAGAACTACAAGGATATGTATGAGGATTCAAACGTATTGATTAGAAACGCGAATGGTCAGACGAAATCAGGACTATATTCTTTATTTATTCCTATGGAATGGAATATGGAAGGATTTATCGATTTATACGGTATGCCTGTATTTCGCAAGCCTTCAGAGCCTGTAAAAGGGGTTGATGGTGCTTGGATAAAAAATGGTGCAATTGATTATTGGGAAGCTGAAGTTGATTCGTTAAAGAATGATGCAGATGCTCTTAATGAGTTTTACCGTCAGTTTCCAAGAACTGAATCTCACGCTTTTAGAGATGAAAGTAAACAATCTTTATTCAACCTTACAAAAATATACCAACAAATTGATTATAATGATTCTTTGATAAAAGAACATTATCTTACAAGAGGTTCTTTTCATTGGCAAGATGGAATAAAGGATACAAAAGTTATTTGGACTCCTGATAATCGAGGCAGATTTTTGGTTAGTTGGATACCTGCAAGACATCTTCAAAATAATGTTCATACAAGAAACGGAATGAAATTTCCGGGGAATGAACATATTGGGTCGTTTGGTTGTGACCCTTACGATATATCTGCTGTTGTAGGGGGTAGAGGATCTAATGGTTCTCTACACGGACTTACTAAATTCAATATGGACGAAGCCCCTTCTAACGAGTTTTTTTTAGAATATATAGCAAGGCCTCAAACTGCTGAGATATTTTTTGAAGATGTGCTTATGGCTTGTGTGTTTTATGGTATGCCTATTCTTATAGAGAACAACAAACCAAGGTTGTTATATCATTTTAAGAATAGAGGATATAGAGGTTTTTCTCTTAACAGACCTGATAAGCAATACAATAAATTGACAAAAACAGAACGTGAGCTTGGAGGGATACCAAACTCTTCAGAAGATGTTAAGCAGTCTCACGCTTCTGCTATTGAATCTTATATTGAAAAATACATTGGTTTCGATATGACAGGAAGCTACAGAAGTCCTGATGAGATAGGAAGTATGCCTTTTACAAGAACATTAGAAGATTGGGCTAAGTTTGATATAAACGATAGAACTAAATTTGATGCCTCTATTAGCTCGGGATTAGCTATAATGGCTAATCAAAAGCATTTATATCTGCCTGAGAAAAAAGATTCAAAAATTATTATTAACTTCGCAAGGTATTCGAATGATGGAACTAATAGTCAATTAATTAGATGAAAAACGTAGAAATAAACATAACAGCTTCGGCTTTCCCAAGTCAATTAGCTTCTGATAGAGAGAAAGCTTCTCCTGAGTTTGGTCTACAAGTTGGTCAAGCTATTCAATATGAATGGTTCAGAAAAGACGGAACATCTTGCAGATTTTATAGTCAATGGAGAGATTTCAATAGATTAAGATTGTATGCAAGAGGAGAGCAGTCTATAGCTAAATATAAAAACGAGTTAGCGATAGATGGAGATTTATCTTATCTAAATTTGGATTGGACTCCTGTTCCTATTATTCCTAAGTTTGTTGATATTGTTGTTAACGGAATGTCTGATAGGTTGTTTAAGGTAAAAGCTTATGCTCAAGACGCTATGTCTCAAGCTAAAAGAAACAAGTACCAAGAAATGCTTGAGTCTCAGATGGCAGGTAAAGAGGTTCTTACTCAAATTCAAGAACTTTCAGGTGTAAACCCTTTTGTTATGGATCCTGAAAAACTCCCTGAAAATGATGAGGAATTATCATTATATATGCAGCTTAATTACAAACCTGCTATTGAAATAGCTGAAGAAGAAGCTATTAATACTATATTTGATGAAAATCACTATGACAACATAAGAAAAAGACTTAATTACGATGCTGCTGTTGTAGGTGTTTCAATTGCTAAACACGAATTTTTACCGGGAGCAGGAGTGGAAGTTTCTTATGTTGACCCTGCTAATGTGGTTTACTCTTATACTGAAGACCCTTTCTTTAGAGATTGTTTTTATTGGGGAGAAATCAAAACAGTTGCATTAACAGAGTTAATGAAAATTGACCCTACTTTAACAAAAGAGGACCTTCAGGAAATAACACAATACAGTCAAGCTTGGTATGATTATTACAATGTAGCTCAATTCTATCAAAACAGTGTTTTTGCAAGAGATACTGCTACACTTATGTATTTTAATTATAAAACCACTAAGAAAGTAGTTTATAAGAAAAAAAATCTTGAAGGAAATGCTACAAGGGTTATTGAAAAAGATGACACTTTTAATCCTCCTGTAGAAATGATGGAAGAAGGAAACTTCGAAAAAATCGAAAAAACAATAGATGTATGGTATGAAGGGGTTATGGTTATGGGTACCAATATTCTTTTGAAGTGGGAACTTTGCAAGAATATGGTTAGACCAAAATCTGCTTCTCAGCACGCTATACCAAATTATGTAGCTTGTGCTCCACGTATGTACAAAGGGGTTATTGAGTCTTTGGTTCGTAGAATGATTCCTTTTGCTGACCTTATTCAGCTTACGCACTTAAAATTACAACAAGTTATAAATAGAACGGTTCCTGATGGGGTATTTATAGATGCCGATGGATTGAATGAGGTTGACTTAGGAACAGGTGCAGCATATAATCCTGAAGATGCATTAAGGCTTTATTTCCAAACCGGTTCGGTAATTGGACGTAGTTATACTCAAGATGGAGAGTTTAATAATGCAAGAGTTCCAATTCAACAGCTTACATCTAATTCGGGTGCGTCAAAAACACAAATGCTTATTGCGAACTATAATCATTATTTAGATATGATTAGGTCTGTAACAGGATTAAATGAAGCAAGAGACGCTTCTATGCCGGACCCTAATTCATTAGTAGGTGTTCAGAAATTAGCAGCTTTAAATTCTAATACAGCAACAAGACATATTTTAGATGGTAGTTTGTATATTTACAAAACATTAGCTGAGGCTTTAACTTACAGAATTGCTGACATATTGGAGTACTCTGATTTTAAAGAAGATTTCATTAATAAGATAGGTCGATACAATGTTTCAATTTTAAACGACATAAAAGACCTTTATATTTATGATTTTGGTATTTTTATAGAAGTTTCTCCTGATGAAGAACAAAAAGCTCAACTTGAGGCTAATATTCAAATGGCTCTTTCTAAAGGAGATATTAATCTTGAAGATGCTATTGACATTAGAGAAATTAAAAACTTAAAACTTGCAAACCAATTGCTAAAAATGAAGCGTGTTAAAAAACAAGAACGTGAAGAGCAAATGGAAATGCAGAAACAAGCGATGATGTCTCAACAGCAATTGAAATCTCAAGAAATGGCGGCTCAAACAGCTATGCAAAAAATACAACTTGAAACCAATTCTAAAATGCAAATTAAACAAGCTGAGGTCGCTTTTGAAATTAATAAATTGCAAAAAGAAGCTGAATTAAAATCTCAATTAATGGCTGAGGAGTTTAATTATACTA